GAACACCCCTGCTACCACCACTATGGCTTCTGTTCAAGAGGGGCAGCGGCTCTTTACAGCAGTTTACAAACGTGTCTATCGGAGTATGGCAGAAGAGTTTAGAAAGCTTTACAAACTCAATGCGAAGTATCTCGATCCTCAAGAAGAAGTTGATGTGTTGGATGAACCGATTCAACAGAGCGATTACTCTGGCAACCCTAACGACATTGTACCTTCTGCTGATCCTAATGCCTCTTCACAAGAGACAAGGGTTGCTAATGCAGAGCGTCTTGTACAACTTTTAAGCCTTGGCACGATCAGTGCTGAAGAAGTTACGCAACGTATTCTTGTGGCCTATGAGGAACCAAATCCAGAGAAACTCATGGGAAATCTTCCTCCTTCTCAGCCTGATCCTAAAGTTGAAGCTTTAAAGATGAAAGCACAACTTGATAGTCAGAAGTTTGAATTTGATAAGCAGATGAAGATTTTGGATTTTCAGATCAAACAAGCAGAAGGCGAACAGAAGGCTCAATTAGAGTCTTTGAAAGTTCAAGAGCAACTAAAGAATGATGCGATTCAGAGTCACATTATGCGACAGATAGCGGCAGGAGATGCTAACCAACAGATGCAACAAAGTGCTGATCTTCACTCTCAAAAGGTCAATCATCTTCAGCAAATGCATGAAGTAAAGAAAGCTACAGCAGCTAAATCTCAAGGAGACTAAGTGATAATTTCTAAAGAAGAATGGACACAATGGAAAGAAAACATTGTAACCAGAGGCTTTTTTCAAGCCATGAATGAACGTATCAATGATTGTAAAGAACTGCTTGCTGTTTCAGCAGGTTTAAACCCAGACGAAGACAATTTCTATCGAGGGTTTATTCGAGCTTATGCAGAAGCATTAGACTTTAAGATTGATGATATGGAGAGTGAGAATGATTAAGCCAATTCTCCATCGAGTATATGTTCAACCAGACAAAGTAGAAGAGGCAGATGACCTTTTGAAACGTGCTAGGGAAGCAGGTATTCACCTAGAAATGGATAAGAGAGAACAGAAAGCTACAACCACAGGCACCGTAGTTGCTATTGGGAGTACAGCTTATAAAGAGTTTGGAACTACCGCAGAAGAACAGGGTGTAGTTATTGGCGCTAAGGTGCTATTTGCTAAATATGCAGGTGCTCCTGTTCCTAATACAGATATGGTTGTTCTCAATGACGAGGACGTAATAGGTATTATGGAGAATCAGAATGACTGAAGAAGTTATTGACCAAGTAGAGAATCAAGAAGTTGTAGATCAACAAGAAGGTGCTGGAGATAGCAATCCTATTGAAGAACGAGCAGCAGCAATGGGTTGGCAAAAGGATTTTGATGGTGATCCTGATGACTTTATTGATGCTAAAGAATTTATCAGACGCAAACCTCTGTTCGATAAGATTGAAGGACAGAAACGCGAACTTAAGGAAATACAAAAAGCATTAAAGCTTTTACAATCTCATCATGAAAGTGTTAAGATTGTAGAATATCAACGAGCAATTGAGAATCTGAAAGCAGAAAAGAAGGTTGCTTTGGAAGAAGGAGATGCAGATCGTCTTATTGCTATTGATGACCAGATTGCGGACTATAAGGCAGAAGAAAAGGCAGCAAAGGTTGCTGCTAATAAACCTGCGGAAGTTGATCCAAGATTCACTCAATGGGTGTCAGAGAATAAGTGGTATGCAAATGATGGAGAACTCCGCTCTGTAGCAGATGAAGTGGGTTTGGCCCATTCGAGGGCGAATCCAGATAAGTCTCCTGATGAAGTGCTTGAGTATGTTGTCAGTCGAGTTAAAAAACTCTATCCTGATAAGTTCCGTAATACAAACAAAGATAGACCTTCTACAGTGGAGGGAAGTTCGACTACTACCCCAACTCGTAAGCAAGCAGATTTTGAGCTTACTGAGGAGGAGCGTAAGGCAATGAACACGTTTATTCGTGCAGGTATTCTGACAAAAGAACAATACATCGAAGATGTTAAGCGGATGAGAGGTATTAAATAATGACCACGCAAGACAAGACTTTAACTACTAAACGTACTAAGCGCCGTACCCCCATTGTTGGAGGTAGGAACGTCCTAACTGTACAGGGTAAAGAACCCGGTTTTCAATATCGCATCGTCAATGATGACGGTGATCGTGTTTCACAATTTGAAGGCCAAGGCTACGAGATTGTGAAAGATTCTAATATTAAGGTTGGTGATCGACGAGTGGCAAACCCCTCTCAGTCTGGAGCCCCTGTTGAAGTTTCTGTAGGTGGAGGTAAGAAGGCTTTCGTCATGCGAATTCCAAATGAATTCTATGAAGAAGACCAAGCTGCTAAACAAGCTTATGTTGATGAAACAGAAAAGGGTATGAAAGACGATATGAAGAAGGTTTCTGATTATGGAAAGGTAACCATCTCGTAATTACCAATCTCTACAAGGAGATTGACTTATGGCTAATACTAGCCGTATTAATGGTTTTCGGCCTGTAAAGCACCTTAACGGTTCCCCGTACAACGGGCAGGCTAATCTGTATTATGTTGCATCTGCTGCTGATGAAATTCTTGTTGGTGATCCGGTTAAACTTGCTGGCTCTGCTGATGCTTATGGCCACCCCTCTGCTGATTTGACAGGCATTACTGACGTGGCTTGTGGTGTTGTTGTGGGTGTTATGCATTCTAAGTGGGTCCCTAACGGTACTATGACTACGGGCTCTACTGCTCTTGATACTCCCACTTCCTCGCAAATTGCTGCGAGCGGTGCTGGTTATATTCTTGTTGCAGACAGCCCTGATGTTGTGTTTGAGGTTGAAACGTCTAATGGCACTTGTGCTCTTAACGATATTGGCCTCAATGTGACCCCCGCTCTTGGTGCTCGTACTGCTGCGACTACTGTATCGCCCGCTACTGTGGATTTAGGTACTGAATCGACTACCAGCACTTTGATGTTTAAGCTTCTCGGTTTCTCCCAGAAGGTTGGTAACGAGCCTGCTGCTGCTTCGGCAAAGGTGCTTGTTATGTTTAATGCTCATCAGTTCGGTTCCGTTGGAACCACTGGTCTTTAATCTTTAGGAGAATAGAAAATGGGAGTTATTACTTCTGGTAGTTTTGCAAAGGCACTTTGGCCAGGTGTTAATGCCTGGTATGGTAAATCGTATAATGATTACCCCGAAGAGTGGTCTAAGTTGTTTGAAAAGAATACTTCGAGTAAGGCATATGAAGAGGATGTCGGTCTCTCTAGTTTTGGTCTGGCTTCTATCAAGCCTGAGGGTGCTTCGGTAACTTATGACAGTGAGCGTCAAGGCTTCACCTCGCGTTACAACCATGTGGTGTATGCACTTGGTTTCGTAATTACGCGAGAGATTTACGAGGATAAAAATATTGTCCTCCATTGAAGTAATTCAATGATAAAAACTTTTCTAATTGCTGGAAACTCTTTATAATTACATCGGTTATAAAGACAATCAGCAGCGAAGCTAATTATGTATATTTATAAAATAGAAAATAAAATCACTGGAAAGTGTTATATAGGGCAGACAAGTAAGTGTCCTAAGAAACGCTGGAAGGAACACAAATGTTCTGCTAATTCTGGTGATAATAGAAGACTCTATCAGTCTATGCGAAAACATGGAATTGATAATTTTGAATTTTCTATAATTTGTGAAACTAAGAATATTGAATTTCTTGATGATTTAGAAATAAAAGTTATTGAACAAGAGAATTCATTTAAGAACGGATACAACATGACAGAAGGCGGAAAAGCTTTCTCTTCGCGTAATCGTCCTAATACTTGGAGTCACAAAGCTGTTGAAACACGTAGGGCTAACAATAAATCTTTTGCTTCTCGAACTGTAAAGTTCTTAGTTGAAAAAGAGGGTATAACAGTTGAAGGTGAAAATCTTACTAAGTTTTGTAAAGAAAATAGCCTATCTATTGGAAACCTTTGGGAGACTTTCTACGGACGAAGAAAACAGCATAAAGGATATAAATTAATTAGAACGTTCAACGACTAGGCGAAAGCCGTAGAGGATAAACTAATGATCCTCGAAATGGAAAGCCCCTTATTAAGGGTGATGATATAGTCTAATCTGCATAGTGATATGCAGCAGGGGAAACCCGATAAGAGCGTTGTGAACTCTTGTGAATATAATGGATCAATACGATGTTGTTGGCAAGCGTAAGGCCCAAGGTCTGGCTCGCTCGATGCGTCAAACGAAGGAAATTGTAGGTGCAAATGTCTACAATCGTGCTTTCGCTACCTACACCGGTGGTGATGGTAAGGTTCTTCTGGCATCGGATCACCCGAATGTGGCTGGTGGCACGTTCTCTAACATCATTGGCACTGCTGCTGATATTTCGGAAGCTGCTCTTGAGCAGGCTGTGATTGACATTGCAGGTTTCCGTGATGATCGTGGTTTGCTGATTGCTGCTAAGCCGCGTAAGCTTGTTATTCCTTATCAGCTTCAGTTTGAAGCTAAGCGTATTCTGGGTTCTGATGGCCGTGTTGGTACGGACTTGAATGACCCGAATGCAATTAAGGAAATGGGTATTTTTGGTGAAGTTGTTACCAATCACTACCTGACGGATGCTGATGCTTGGTTCATCCTTACTGATGTTAAGGAAGGTCTGAAGTATTTTGAACGTCGTGGTGACCAGTTTGAAATGGATAATGACTTTGATACCGAGAATGCTAAGTTCAAGGCGACTGCTCGTTATTCGTTTGGTTGGTCTGATCCTCGTGCTATTTATGGAAGTGCTGGGGCCTGATGCCTAAAGGCGCTAGAGAGACTAAAGAATCTTGGAATGTTTATATGCGAGAGTTTCGGAAACGAAATCCTGATGCATGTAAGAGAAGTGATCTTAAAAAGAAGTTTGGAATTTCATTAGAGCAATTTAATGCTATGAAGGAATCTCAGCAACATGTTTGTGCAGTTTGTGGACAACCAGAGACTGCTGTAGATCACAGAACTAAGAAATTTAGAGATTTGGCTGTAGACCACAATCACACCACTGGGGAAATCCGAGGACTGCTTTGCACAAGATGTAATACAGCAATTGGCCTTTTACAAGATGATGTGGATTTGTTGGCCAAGGCTATTTCATATCTCTCGGTGCCTAATCTATCTTGATTGAACAGGGAGGAGGAGAGATTCTTCTCCCATCTAAATAGGGAAATTATGATTGAAGAAATCAGTGTTGATGGTATGAAAGTGTGTATTGCACTTCCTTGTTACAGCGGGTACGTCCCTTTAGAAACTTGTTTAGCCTTTGCTGAACTTGTCCCTGAACTTAATCGATACGGTGTTACTGTTTCAATCTTAGCAGAAAGAGGTAATTCGTTACCAACGACTGCTAGAAATAACCTTCTTACTCGTTTCTTAGAAACAGATTCTGAATATCTCTTTTGGATTGATGATGACATTATCTTCACCTCAAGTGATTTTCTTCAGATTCTAGCAATAGCAAAAAGTAAGAAATCAGTAGCAGCTACATATCCTGCAAGGAAAGATATTCCTGTCTTCTTCATTAAACCTCTGGAAGGTGATAAACTAACTTTCGATGGAGGGCTTATTGAGTGTAAGGGGGTAGGACTTGGCTTTGCATGTCAGCACCGTTCATTACTAGAAACACTGGCTTCAGAAGCTGAGGCTTATTTAGATAAAGATAATTATATTGTAAGGAATGTATTTAAGACAGATGTTGTAAATGGAAAGTTTAGAGGAGAAGATTTCTTCTTCTTTAATCAACTCTACGAACGAGGTCAAATTACTTATGTACATCCTTCTATCAATCTGAAACATGCAGGGCGAAAGGATTACGATCATCGCCTCATGACTGAAAAAGGAGAGATTCATGGCAATTCGGCCTAATCTGGTCGTTACCAGCACTACCCCTCCCTCAGTAGAGATTCTGACGAAGACTGTGCAAGTAGCACGTACTGATACTACGGCTTATGAAGCATTTGTTCTTCCGGCAGGTTCTGTTATTGCTGGAGCTTATGTGTTAGGTACTACTGCGAGTGACGCTGCTACGACGGCTGTTATTCATCTCGGGAGCAATCCCGGAACCACTAATGAAATCCTTGCATCGTTCGATGTAAAGGGTGCTACTGGTCAAGGATATCATCCTGCCGGTGCTACTGGTGGCACTAGTATGGGGGCACAACTGACCTCCAATACTCTAATGAAAGTCAAGTATGCTGAGACGGGAACTGCCAGTGTTACTGGTGGCCCTTGGCTTGTTAAAGTTGAATACTACTACCCTCAACAAGGGTTTGCGTATTAATCTGTTTCTTATACAATAAGAAACTCCCATAGGGGAGAGGGTCTCAAAATGATCTTCTTCCCTATTTTTTTTTGAATTTCGGAGAATAAGTATGCGTCCTAAGAAACATACAACTTTTACACCCGCAGCAACAGATGCTAATGGTTTTGCGGATGATATTGCATATTCTGGAGGAGGCTATGCACTAACTGCAACCGCTCCTGGAGACAGTCTTGCACACATTGTTACTATTTTAGGCAATGCTGCAACTAACCATTCGGCAAAGACTTTTACGATTACAGGGACTGACGCAGGTGGTGATGCTCAGTCAGAAGCGATTGCAGGCCCTAACGGAGTTGCTACAGTATCCACTACTAAGTATTTTGCTACTGTTACTTCTGTTACGGTATCTTCTACCACAGGAGCAGATACCTTCGATATTGGTTGGACTGCTGTAGCTGTTGGCTCAGTATATCCTGTAGATTGGCGCAGTTGGAGAGCACTCAATATTACCGCAGAGATTACTGGTACTATCAACTTCAGTATTCAAGAAACCTACGATAATGTATGGAGAACTGATTCGCCAGAACAAAATGCTCCTTGGGTTTCAATTACCGCTCTAGCAAGCAAGACTGCCACTACCTCTAGTCAAGCAACGGTAGGGGCAACAGGTATTCGTACTCTGATTAACAGTGTTACCGCAGGTGCTACGATAACTCTTTACACTAATCAACCTGCACACATTTAACATAAGGAATAGCTATGTCAAAAGGTTGGGATTATAAATCTGGAGATTGGCTTATTATCTGTGATAGTTGCGGAAAGAAGATAAAAGCTAGTGAGTCTAAACAGAGATGGGATGGTTTTGTTGTTTGTAAAGAAGATTGGGAACCAAGGCATTCTCTAGACTTTATCAGAGCTAGAGCAGATAAACAAAGCGTCCCTTTCACGAGACCCCAACCAATTGCAGACACTTATGTTTCTGTAACTTATGTTGATACAGATAATACAACGATACCCTCGGGTTCTTTTACTCCATAGGAAATTAGATGGCTAATAAACAATTATATACGAACAACGCTACAACAACCATCAATGGGGGTATTACTAATGTAGCAACGTCAATTGCTCTATCTCCAGGTACTGGTGCTCTATTCCCTTCTCCTACTTCTGGTGATTGGTTCATTGGAACCCTGTATGATGGCGTTTCTGTAATTGAAGTGGTAAAGGTTACAGCGAGATCAAGCGATACCCTCACTGTTGTCAGAGGACAAGAGGGAACTTCTGGAAGTGCATTCTTGACAGGTGCTTCTTTCATGGAGAATGTCACTAAAGGCACTTTAGAGCAGTTTATACAGCGTACTGGTGATGCCATTGAGGATACCCCTATTGGGGCTGTAACGCCCTCTACAGGGGCTTTTACAGGGGTTACTGGGACTTCCTTCAATAAACTTACTATCGTTGCTCCAGCAACCACTGCATCCCTAGCGATTACAGATACAAAGAGTGTTGCCTTTTTGAAGAGTTTAACATTCACTGGAACAGACGGGATTACCATTACATTCCCAGCAACGAATGCAACGATGGCGAGAACAGATGCGGCCAATACTTTTACAGGAACTCAAACTTTCGGGGCCCTTGTAGCAACTACACTAAACGGGAACACACTTACCTCAGGGAGCAGCACTTTTACAGGAACTGCTGGTCAAACTTATACTTTCCCTACCACTTCAGCGGCCCTTGCTCGGACAGATGCTGCACAAACATTCACCGGATTGCAGACCTTCTCGACGGGCATCACTTCCACAGCGGCCTCAAACAGCTTCGGCGCGACAGTGTTCAGCGGCGCGATTACGGGAGGGCAGGCGGCGACGTTGGGGGCCACGAGTGCTACGACGCTGAGCACTTCTACAAGCACGTCGTCGCCCTTCTATACAGCTTCGAACGCCGGGGCTGCTGCGACCCCGATTTATCGGTTTAGCAACGAGTCCAACACGGGGCTATACGGAACTGGGTCTGCTGGCGTTTCCATCAGCCTCGCCGGCACACATGCAGCAACTTTCATTGCAACGGGGGGGCTGTTTGGTGCAAACAGCCGGACATTCATACGTCAAAGTGCAAGTGGTGATACCGAGTTGGGTGGGTCGGCGGGCTCAGCATTCACCGACATCTTTGTCAATAATGCTGCGGTTGCGCGTTTTGTATCCGGCCTTGTAATCGGATCACCAACTGGCGGCGACAAAGGCGCCGGCTCCATCAACGCCGTTACCATCTGGAAAAATGGTACCGCTCTCGACATCGTATTCGAGCCTGATTATCAGATGGCGACGATTGACGAGATGACCGCGTATTACACCGAGAACAAGCATCTGCCGACGATTCCGACGAAAGAAGTGTTCCAGGAAGGCTCGACCGACATGGGCGGCCTGACGGATCGTCTGTGGGAAACAGTGGAAGTGCAGGCGCGCTACATCAGCGAGTTGAATGATCGGCTCAAGGCTCTGGAAGGGGTTCAAGTATGAAGAAATTCCTTTTCATTTTTTGCTTGTTGTTCTCTCTCTCCGCTCATGCGGACGATCTAATGGATGTGGCTACATCGCCTACTACGTTTGCTGTATGCAAGACGATTGATATTGCATCGACTGCGTACATCATCCATACAGGGATTGGGTATGAGGCCAACGGGTTAGTCGCGAGCCTTCTAACTCACGGGTACTTTCCGTTAATCCTTGTCAGTGCTGGGATTTGGTACTGGCTTAAAAAGGAAGATAACAAAGTTGCAACAGGCACCGTTAATGCTGTAACGTGCGGTGTCTCATTGCATAATCTGATATTGATTGCTAAATAGATATGGACAATATATACATTGAGCTCATCATAACAGCGGTAGGTACTGTTGTATGGTATCTCTTAAGACAGAAAGATGAGAGCCAAGCTAAAGATATCCATCTCCTTTGGCAGAAGCACGACATTGATGCCAAGGAGCTACAAGACTTAAAACTCCATGTTGCTGAAGGTCATTATAAGAAGACAGAGCTAGATGCTAAACTAGAGAAACTAGAAACAGCGTTTAGACAGGGCTTTACAGATTTAGGCACGAAGTTTGATAAACTAACAGATGCCTTAATAAGCCATATGCAAAGAGAAGATCAGAGAGGGTAATATGACTACAAGTGGGACGACTACTTTTTCAATAAATAGAGATCAACTTATCGCTGGTTCTCTGAGGCTAGCTGGTGTAGTTGCAAGTGGGGAAAGTCCTACGGCAGATCAAGTTACTGAAGGTGCAGAAGCTTTAAATATGATGGTGAAGGCTTGGCAAGCCGATGGTTTGCCTCTCTGGGCAGTGAAGCAGTATTCCCTTACTCTAACAGCTTCTGCTACTTTCAATATAGGTGTAAGCCAAACAGTTAATATCAATAAGCCTCTGAAGGTGATTCAAGCCTTCCTGCACGATACCTCTACGAATGGCGCTGATGTGCCCATGAGGATATTAACGCGGGACGAGTATAATCGCCTTGGAAACAAGACTGCCACAGGGCAACCTATTCAAGTCTTCTATGAGCCTTTAAGAGAATACGGAACACTGCATGTTTTCCCTATTCCTGACACAGCTTCAATTGCTAATAAGCAAATTACTTTAGTTTATCAGGCACCTTTCGAGGATTTTAATGCAGCTTCGGATACTCCTGATTTTCCTCAAGAATGGTATGAAGCAATCAAGTATGGTCTTGCTGTTAGAATGGCAGGGGAAAATACCTTATCACTTGCAGTTAGACAAACTCTCAGACAAGAAGCAAGAGAGCTAAAAGATGAAGCATTAGGTTTCGGTACTGAAGAAGGTAGTTTGTTCTTTACTGCTGATATCCGTAGGTGGTGATATGGCCCAAGAAGAAGAAATCAAATTAGAAAGATATACATTCAAAGGAAATCAATTCCAAGGAAGAAACAGTAGCACGATTAAAGACCAACGACTTGTTAACTGTTACATTGAGACTATCGAGAGATACAACTATCAATCTGCTGGAAGAGTTGCTGTTGTCAAGAGGCCAGGGATTGATGGGTATATCTCTCAGGGCTCAGGTGCAGGAAGAGGGATATGGGAGTTCAATGGACATATTTGGTATGTTATCGATAACCAATTGTATATGGATAACACGGCTAAAACGGTCTTAGCAACGAGCACTGGGATAGTGGGTAGTGTAGGTTGTACTACAGCAGGGAGCCCTTGTAGCTTCTTCTGTGACGGTACAGATGGGTATGTAATTGACAATACAAACACAGTAACTCAAATTACTGATGTAGACTTTCCTTCTCCCCATGTTCCGAGTCCTGCATACATTGATGGGTATGTCTGTATTATTCGGGCTAGCAGTGCTGATGTTTACAATTCGGATTTAGAAGCGCCTCTAAACTGGACTGCTTCCAACTTCCTAACAGCAGAACTCTTCTCGGATAACGCTGTAGCTCTCGCTAGGCAGAACAACCAGATTGTTGTATTTGGGGAGAACAGTACAGAGTT